GTTTCAAGCAAAGAAAGCAGGACAAACCGAGGAGGAGTTGCGTGAGCAAAATGATAAAGCGAACGCCAAATCAAGAGCAAAGCGATTAGCAGAAGGCAAAATACCAAGACTAAATTTTGAAACAGAAGAGGAGCGAGTAGCATATAGAAAAGAGTATAACCTTAAAGCGTATGCCGAGCGAAAAGCAACAGAGACGGACGAACATAGAGCAGAACGATTACGAAAGAATAATGAAAGCAGAGAAAAGAAACGACGAGCGGAGGGTTGTGTTGCTAAAAAGATTATTACTACAGAAGAAGAGCGTAAAGCAAATGATAAGAAGAATAAAGCAGTGTGGTATGAGAAACAGAAAGCACTAAAGACATAGATGTTCAAAAAAGACATAGATGTTCAAAAAGACATAGATGTTCAAAAAAGACATAGATGTTCAAAAACCTATGTGTGAAAATCCGTCTATGTGTGAAAATAAGGACTCAAATCCCCATATTTTGTGTAGTATCCCCTATAACTTCTATTTACGGTCTCATATTAAAAATCAATAAATATTAATATGAGATGATGTATGATTACAAACATTAAAACTCTTTGGCGTTCAATACTTCATTTAACCCTTTTCTAAATCTGGAGGCAGGGTCTGCTTCCATATCAATTACTAATGGCGAAAATTTCTCTCTCGTAGCAAATTGATACATATGTAAGAGTTGTTCCTTATCCACTCCAAGACCGTTTTCACTTAAAATCATATTGACTTCTCTATCGCCTGACAATTTCAAGAGGATAAGATACGAACAATTATTACGAATGATTTTAGGGATACGGAAATAGGACTGCGAAATAAAGATTACAGATACATTTAATTTTCTTGCTCTTATGTAATAGTTCTCAACCATAGACAAATCCTTTGAAAGCACTAAATCGTCCCATACAACCAAATGATTCGCATCTTTGTCAAACTTATCAAGCGGAGGAGTATTATGTAATCCTTCCTTAATGACAATCCTATCACACTTACTCTCAACCCACTTGTATAAGGGTTCATCTTTATTTTTTGTAATTATGAAAATGGATTGGAAACTGCCCTCGTCTCCACAAGAAAAGAGGTGTAATAGATTGATTAAGAAATTTGTTTTACCTGACCCTGATGGAGCGACAATGCACATACGAAAGGGTAAAGATAGATTGTGTAAATGTTGATTAGGGTTCTTTGGTGTATCAAGGAGTTCCTTTGGCATCTTGGTATAATAATTAATAATTTCAGGTAGTCGTGGTGTTGGAGGTGGCGACAATACCGATACTTTTTTCTCCCTCTTACTCATATATAAAGGTGTTATATTTTTTTATAAGTATTTAGACGATATTTTAAATATCTTACTAAATATATAATGTCAGGAATAGCATACCCAAAACCTACAGAGGACTTACCAATATTTGACGACTCTGTATTTCTTGCTACAGGAGAAGGTATAGGACCAACAGGACCGCAAGGACCAATAGGACCAACAGGAGCATTTAGTGCTGGGGGTGATATTGTATGTAATACTTTAACTACTACATCAACAACAAGTGGTTCAATTCAAACATCAAGTGATATTCTTATAAATGGAATAAGAGCAGGTAAAGGAAATTCAACTGATATAACCTGCTCTGCTTTTGGTAGAGACGCATTATTTACCTTATCAACAATAGATACTGATAATAATAATTCTGCTTTTGGTAGAAACGCTCTAAAATTGTTTAATAGGACAAATTCCGGAACAGCCTTCGCAGGAAATAATACTGCTATTGGCACATTTTCTCTTGGAAATATAACAACTGGTTTTCGTAATACTGGTTGTGGAACCTACGCTTTAGGTAATATAACTGGTGGAGGGGTTTTACCATTATCAACCGGATTAAGAAACACCGCTTGTGGATACGCAGCAGGATATAATTTAAGTTCTGCGGCGAGTGATAATACTTTTGTTGGTTGTATTAGAGATTTGTCGTCTTATACGACAGGTTCAAATAATACTTTAATCGGTTCTCAAATAATTTTTGGAGCAGGAGGAACGGCAGTAAATTCAGGTGTGGGTGGTTCGACAGCACTTGGTGCTTTCACTTCGTTTGCTAATTTTTCAAATACAACTGTGATTGGAGGCGGCACTTCTACAGGAAGTCCCGGAGCGGTTGCGACCGCAGCAAATCAAATAATGCTCGGTAGAGCAACGGAAACGGTGATATGTCCGGGAACAGCAAGTAATAATTCAATTACTTTATCAGGAGGAATAACGCTACAAACGGCATATCCTGTGGTATTATCCGCAAATCAATTGGGGTTTAGACTAACAAACACTCCAACTGCGACTATATTATCAGGTTCAGGTAGTCAGTCCGCTCAAGGAACTCTTGTTTTACCAGAGGGAACTTGGTTATTAAGTTATTCAGTAGAATTGACAAACACAAACGCAATTACAACTACATCAGTAATAAGTTTTTATACAACACTTTCAACACAAACAACTTTTAGTAATAGATTACCAAACACAGGAACAATTCGTATTCATACACCAAACACTTTTAATATAGGTGATGTTTCAATATATAGTGGGTCAGCAACCTATGTATCATCTCCAGCAGTATCTGTTGTTCTACGAGCATCAATTTTTTATACAGGAGGAACATTAACATCATTCTCTTATTTTTCGGCAACAAGAATGGCGTAGAGTTTAGAAGTAATAATAATGTAATACTATATATGACATCATCAGGAATACCGTATCCTGCACCAAGAGAAGAATTACCTCTTTTTGACGCAAGAGTTTTTTTACCTGAAACAGAAGTATTGGATTACGATACATTAAAATCATTATTCATCACATATCCAGTAGCACAAGGAGATGTAAATCTATTAGATGTGGTTGTTGGCGGAACACTTCTCGTAGCAGACGACATTACAACAGAATTTAATGTGGTTATAGCAGGAGCAATAGGTGTGAATGGCGTTGTTTTTCCTGATGGAACGCTTCAAACAACCGCAGGTGGTGGCGGTGGAGGTGGCGGACCGCCTTTTTTATTAGACATTACCATTAATGATGTGAGAACTGGACGAGGCGGTGTAAGTAATGGAGCGTCAGTTCCAGCAACAAATACAAGTATTGGAGGATTGGTTGCTCCGCTACTTACAACAGGTTCGAGTAATGTGAATGTAGGTTATTCCGCCGCCGATAGTTTAACAACAGGCAATCAAAATACAAGTGTTGGGGTTGGTAGTGCGACTAATCTCACAACAGGTGCAAACAATACCTCTCTTGGTTGGAATACTTGTAGTAGTATAACAACAGGGAATTCCAATACTTGTATTGGTGCTGGTTCTTCACAAAGTGGTAATTTCAACAATACGACTGCTCTTGGTGCTACTACTTATTGTCTCGGCAACAACTCAACCGCTATTGGATTTGGAGCAGGTGCTTTGGCAAACCAAATTGTATTGGGAACTGTTGCAGAGACGGTGATATGTCGTAATACATTACAAGTAGTAAATTCTATAACATCCGCAACTCCAGCAACAAATACGAATAACACTACCGTAGCAACGACTGCTTTTGTAAATAATTTATTAGGTGTAGGCGGTGGAAATTACGCAACGCAAGGAGGGACGAACAATTTCACAGGTTCAAATACTTTTGCAAATGTTGGTATGGATAATATAGATGTATCACAAGTGGTTTCTACCAATACGATTAATGCACACGATGGACAATCAAGTTATGATTTATGGACTGATGTGTTGGTAGGTGATAATATAAATATTGGAGGCAGTTCATTAGTAGCATCATTAAATTTATTTGGGTATAGATTTACTCTTAATAATTCTTATAATCTATATACAACGCTTACACCTAACGACCCTGATGCTCTTGGATTGGAAGGATTAGGATTATATTTTGAATCAATTGATGGTTCTACCATATTCATATCTTATGGAGGAGGTTCGTTTGGAGCAATAGGCGGATTTGTATTTAAAATAACAAGTTCCGATAGTGGTCTTATAACAACCCCTTTTACAATAACACCATCAGGAACATCAACCATAACACCAGCAACAATCACGAATGACGACACAGTAGCGACGACTGCTTTTGTATATAATTTATTAGGTGATGAAAATTACGCAACACAAGCAGGGACTAACAATTTCACAGGTTCTAATTCTTTTGAGGATGTTGGTTTAAATAATATAGATGTATCACAAGTGGTTTATACTAACACGATTAGCACACACGGCTCATACCCAAGTTATAATTTATGGACTGATGCGTTGGACAACGATGTCATAAATATTGGAGCATCGTTGTGTGTAGTAAATATTACCTGTAATAGATTTACTCTTAATAATAACTTCAGTATATACACTCCTAATGATGACGGTTTAGTAAATCCTATTGGTGAGCAAGGATTAGCACTCGTCTTTACTCAAGCATCAGGTTATACTTCTTTTATATCTTATGGAGGTGATACTGTTGGAGCAGTCGGTGGATTTGTATTTAAAACAACAAGCGAGGATAGTGCTGTATTAACAACCCCCTTTCAAATAACACCGTCAGGTATAATATCAACAGAATTAATAACTGGTGATAATGGATTGACAATATCAGCAGGCACAACATCAGTTCCAACGCCAACCGTAGGAAATGACAGCACGGAAATAGCAACAACAGCGTTTGTAAATACTGCAATTACAAACGCTATAGGTGGCGGTGGTTCAGGACAAGGGACAATCGTATCAGCAACATATAATATTCCTGCTTTGGGAACAATCGTATCAGGAACAACTTATCCTTTAAGTATAAATCTAACATCAGGAATATGGTTGATTGATTATTCTTTTGAAGAAGGTATAACAACTGGGACAGTTGCGGTAAAACGAACGAGTATGTGGTTGTCATTAAACACTTCTCAAGTATATACAAGTTCTATATCAAATTCAGGACAATTCGCAGAGATATTACCATCACAACCAGCAACCTCTGCTAATCCTGTTCCAGTCAATCAAAGGTCTTCCTCTCATACATTAGTTATTTCAGGTGCTACTACCATCTTTCAAAATTATACAACAGTTTTTACAGCAGGATTTGTATCTCTCTTACAACTAAACATTAGGGCTACGAAAATATTTTAACCCTTACCTTATATATGATAGACCCTGTTGTTATTGGGCTATTGAGTGCTTTAGCAGGATTCCTTGGCGGCCATCTTCATTACAAAATAGGGAATTCTACTTGCCTTTATGGGTTGTGTTCTGTTTCAAATGTAGAGTTAGATATTGATAAAGATAATGATGATGTAAGAGAACCACATACTACTACGAAACCGTCTCTACTTAATGATTACATTCAAGAAAGGGATAATAGTAAATAGATGAATATTTTTAAGGCATTTTGTCCCACACCGAAGTAAAATATGAAAAAAAATAATATTTTCCTATTTTAATATGAGTGAAGAACAAGTAAAGAAACGGCGAGGTCGTCCAAAAGGTAGCGTGAATAAGAATAAGAAACCGCCTTTGGATTTAGGAAATGTTGAACTGCCTGTCTTTGGAGAGATAGATTTAATAATTCCTGAATTACTTGCTTATCAAACTCCAACTGGTAAATGGAAGTTGGTAAATCCTAAAACACAAGAGCGTAATTTAGCAACAAGAGGAGGAACAGAAAGTGTAAATCTTATTCGCAAACCTGTAAATGACGCAGTTGTTATATCAAATACAAAGGAGGAAATACCATTTGCTTCTTTTTCCAAGACAGATAGGGGAAAGATTGATAAGCATTTTGAAGAAGTATCAAAGCATAAAGGACAATCTCCATCAAATATTCCAGCATCATCAACCATAAAACAAAAGGAAAGAGGACGACCTGAAACCTTACCTAAAAATATTGCAGTTCATAAAGAGAGAGGAACTCGTCCAGGGCATAGCAAGAATAAGAAGAAGAAGAAGGAGGTTGATTTATCTAAACCGATTGATTTTGGGGATAGTGATGACGATGATGACGCTCCGTCGCCAAAACCTAAAACTCCAAGACCTAAAACTCCACGAACTCCAACGCCAAGACCACAACCAAGAGGTAGTCCATTACCTGCTTTGAGAATGCCTACAAATGAAGAGATGGGATTTGATAGTGATGGGAATGATTTGGAAACACCGCCTCCAACATTAGCAGAACTGAAAATTCAAAGGAGAAAGATACAGGATATGGCGAAAGCAACTAATAAAATAACAGAAAAGGAAAAGTATAAGAAACTTAAAATAGACTTTAAGAGAATTGATGATGCTATTAAAGCATTAGAAGCAAGACAAGCAACTCCAACTCCTCCAACTCCAAGACAAGCAACTCCAAGACAAGCAACTCCAACTCCTCCAACTCCAAGACAAGCAACTCCAAGACAAGCAACTCCAAGACAACCAACTCCAAGACAACCAACTCCAAGACAACCAACTCCAAGACAACCAACTCCAAGACCACCAACTCCAAGACAACCAACTCCAAGACCACCAACTGCAACAACTAATGAAGAGGAGCAATCAACCCCAGCAAAAAAGCAAAGAGGAAGACCGATTAAATATACAACAGATGATGAAAGAAACGCACAAAGTAAAGCACAAAAGAAAGCATCAGCAAGTGAGATTTATAGAAGGTCTTTATCACAAGAAGCAAGAGATAAATATGATGCGAAACAAGCAAAGAAACAAGGTAAAGGTTTAGTAGATTTTTTAAAGAATGGAATAAAGTCTGTAAAGGGCGTTGTGAATACAGCAAAAGCATTAGTCTATGGTCGTAATGACTATCCGCCAACAGTCCGTAATTTGTTAGACCAAGTAAAAGACAAGGTTATAAATTCTATTAAGATAGTGAGAACTCCCTTATCACCAGTTCTTACAGGAACACTAAACACTTTATCTTTGGGTCAGTTTAAAAAGAATATGAAAGGCGAACCTTATGACAGGTTGTTCCATTTGGCGATGGTTTTCACAGCAGATAGAGAGAATTATTTATTAGAGAAGAATGAAGTGATTCATTTCGTGAGAGGAGCAACCATTCCAAAAGGAGAAAGTGTTGATGTATCACCTGTTCCTAATGGTCTTACTATTGGAGCGATGTTGGAGGCAACTCAAAAACAAATGGGGGATAAATTCTTTTCGTATTCAGCAATCCAAAATAATTGTCAGGATTTTATTTTAAACATCATATCAGCAAACAATATAGGAACAGATGCAACCAAGAATTTTGTAAAACAAAATGTAAATGATGTGTTGAAGAATAGTCCTCTTACACAAAAATTCACAAATGCTATTACAAACATAGGAGAGAAATTTAATATACTTACACAAGGAGCAGGCGTTGATGGTATTCATATTGATATTAATTCTCATAATGGTAAGAACTATAAAATGGAGGGAGATGGTTTAGGAGAAAATAAAATATCTGGTAAGTCTATTACTATGCCGAGACAAAAATTGGTTAAAGGAAGCAAAGAGGCACGAGATTTTATGGCGAAGATGCGAGCAATGCGAGGTGGGAAGAAGAAAACAACTGGAGGAGCGATGATGTGTCCTGTTCCTGAAGACGAAGAGAGTCCATCATCATCATCAAGCGATGAAGAAGAAGAAGGCGAAGGATTGAGACGAAGACGAAGGAAGAAGAAGGTTGTAGAGATGCCTATGTCTATGGAAGGGAATGGTGTTCGTGTGGTTCATCATCATCACCATCATCATCACACAGGAGGTATGGGATTGTATGGCGGAGAAATTTAGGGACATTAAACGATTGTTTAGTATAAGCACAATATAAATCATTAATTAAGAGAGAAAAACATTAATTAATGATTAATAACAGAAGCATTAAATGAAAATTAAAGTATAATACGGTATAAATTATACATTATAGTAGGTATAAGGATAATAAAATTAATTTTATAAAGTATAACAAGGTATAAATTATATATAAATCATAAATTAATGTTTTTTTATCTTAATTTATGATTAATAGTATGCTTATACTAAACGATTAGATAATGCCCCTGCCTCTGCATCACTATACGCTGACGAACACTTACATATTTTCGTATATTCTATTTTGATATGACCCTTTATGTATTCACAACAATTGAAATACTTGTGAGTGTCCTGTGCCGATATAACATACGCTACACTAATAGGATTTTTTGATTTAGGTGTGATGAAATGTTTTACAACATATACATAAGCATACTCACAAGATGCGATATTACAAACTGCTTTGTTGCTTATCTCTTGAGATAGAAATCTACTAAATTCATTATCAGTATCCATTAAGTTATACTTATATAAAAGTTGATTAAGTTAAACGAACGATTAATATAATCTTTAGCAATAGTATATGGCGACTAAAATCAAAGAATACATTAAAGAGAAACGAGACACCTTGTCTCCATCATCAATCACAACATATGCTTCTATTCTTAAAAATCTTTACAAGAGGGTATTCAAAGACGAGGAGTATGATATGAAAAAATTTGATTCCTCTGAAAAGACCTTAGAATTTCTAAAAGACAGTCCTCCTAATAAAAGGAAGACCATTCTATCAGCCCTTGTTATTATTACTAATGAAAAGAAATACCGAGAACTTATGATGGAGGATGTGAAAGCATATACACACGACATAAGCAAACAAGAGAAGACCCCTGCTCAAGAGGCATCGTGGTTAGAACAAGACACCATTAAAGAAAAGTATAATGAACTCAAAAGCACAGCAGACTTTCTCTACAAAAAGAAAACGATGTCTCCTGCGGACTTGCAACAGATTCAGAATTTCATTATGCTCTCGGTTCTTGGTGGTATGTTTATCCCTCCTCGTCGTTCGCTGGATTATACTTTGTTTAAAATTAAAGACATCAATAAGGAGAAAGACAATTACTTTGATAAGAACAAACTCGTATTCAATACTTTCAAAACGGCAAAGACATATGGCAAACAAGAGGTAGAAATACCAAAACCATTACAGTTAATCATTAAGAAATGGATTGCCATCAATCCAACTTCTTTTTTATTATATGATAATAATATGAATGCTCTTACTCCTGTTAAGTTAAACCAACGCTTGTGTAAAATACTCGGTGCTAATCGCTCTGTGAATGCTTTGAGACATTCTTACCTTACTGACAAGTATGCCGAACATTCAAAGGTAGAGAAAGCATTAGCAAATGATATGACGGAAATGGGGTCATCAACAGGTATGGCGAAAAGTTATATAAAGTTAGATTAAACATACGCAACATCAACAGGGATTTTCATCATATCCTTTTTATTAGGGTCGTCGTTTAATTTTTTAGGCAAAACATTCGATAAATCGCTTCGCTTACTTACATCCTCGCTTTGAAAAAACAATCTCAAAATAAATTCGTTACGCTTCCAATCACACGAAACATTAAGGTCATCAAACAGGGTAAGAAATGTGTCCGTATCTCTATATAATTCTTTGCTTCGATGGGGAAAATGGTTAATAAAATGGAGAAAGGCAAGGCAAAAAAATCCGCATGCATTTCCCATTAGACTTTGTATATCACGAGTTGTGAAATTGAGATGAGTATTACAACTTTTTTCTACAAATTTTTTTACTGCTACTGACGGTGCAACACCATACGAATCAAAGTAGATGGGTTCAATTAACCCATTAGGATACTTATTCACTTGGAAACAAGTCCAGTGAGTTCCTTCATTCTGCTTCCCATTTTCATCTACGCTGTCTTCCATATTCACAATATACGAGCGATTGAACTTCAAGTGTTCTTCGTCTAATTCATCTTTAAAGCAAACCCTTTCTAAAGGCACAGACATTTTCTTTGCTAAATCTTCTAACTCAAAATTTGAAAGCATATAATAATTACAGAGATAATTAATTATTATATTATACGCCAAAAACCTAAAACGCTAAAACGCTAAAACGCTAAAAACTTCTCCTTATTTCAAACTTTGTAAGTTGGCGGTGTAAATATTTCACTTACAATTATTTTATTTTTTCAAGTTTAGAAAATGAAAGTTGTATTTAAGGGATAGTTTTTAGCGTTTTAGCGTTTTTTAAGCCATCTACATTTTCCCCATAGGAATTCCCATATCCTCAGGACCTCTTATAACAAGTAGAAAAGTCATCGTAGGGTCATTAATTACAATAGGGTTAAGGTCTGTTCCTAAAATCGTAAGGCGTAGTTGATTATACACTCCATTCAATAACTTATTCCAAACCAACTGTGGAGGTGTATTTGATATTTGTTGCCCAACTTGAACGCTTGGAGTAATAGCATAGATGATACTATTTGGTTGTGCGTAAGAGTTGTCTATGTTAGACATAGAAATATAAACGATGCTATTTGGTTGTAGTTGTGGAGCGTTAGGAGAAAGATACGAGATTGTTCCTAATCCATTTTTAGATATAATGGTGGATACAGGTGGTGTATAAGAGTCGTTTTGGTTCAGGTTTGTAGCGAAGTTGTCAGGAAATCCAACAAGATTAGAAAACTTTGATGGAAATGTCAGGACTGGATTAAAGGTTTGTGTTGGAAACGGCATTAGAGCAGGGTTGGTATAACCAGCAGGTAAAGAAATAGGAACAAGATAAGTATTCACTTGAACAGCATATCGTGTCGTGTTTAAGATTAGTTCGGCATAGTAAATGTTCTGTCCTCCGTTTTGTAGATAATGACCGTTGCTAATGAACTTGAACTGAAGATAAGCATTTATTTCGTTCAACTCATATGTCCCATCAGGTATAATAATTGTATAAGTAGTTGCAACTGCTCCAGCATACCATAGATAAGTGAAGGTGTTGTTGAGTAAAATGGTGCTTATGCTGTCCCAACTATAAAAAAGATTGATGCTATTCACAGCAATATAGTTGTCTTTAAAGACGACTGAATTAGGAAACTTGTATATGAGTTTGTTATTATCACCATCAGCAACAAGGTTAGATGAATTAAACACGATGATTTTCATTATATATATGATAAGAGATTATTATATATATTGCTAAATAACCGAAGGTATGCATGAGATTAACGAATAGTATGAGGCAACATAACCTGTGAATGTTTTTTGTGAAACACACCAGTTCCTTCCTTGCCCAAATCAAAACCAGCATTCACGCTTTTAAATCCTGACCCTGAATAAGAAGACGGAGCCATCATTAAACTAATAGGGACGAAACTTGCTCCAAAGAAGAATGGAACTTGTGCCGAGTTAGACTTCATTTGAATTGGAAAAGCAGATTTTCCTTCTTGAACGATGGGGTAATAACCTGATTGAGACATTATATATACTACTAAAAGAAAAGAAATTAACACCTCCTAAACCCTAAAACCCCAACGCCAGCAACTCATATAGTAATTCTTTGCCCTCACTACCTGATATCAACTCTCTCTTCATCATCTTTATTATCAAGACCTTAAATCTTTTAATGACAACTGGACTATCATTACCACTCAATATTTGCCCTCTACATATTTCAAAGTCGTTCTTATCCTGTGCTTCCTCGTCTTTGCTTGGAGATGGAATGTTCAACTTTTCCATAAGACCGCTCGCCTTTACAAGTTTATGTAGATACATTTTCTCGTCCTCACTCAAGTCTTTATAATCATCATAAGAAGGGATTTTTTTAGCGTGTATTAATCTCACTACATTACCGAGTTTATTGCTTACCAATTTGCTCTTAAATACAGACGAACCGTTCAACTTGCGAATACTTATGATGTCATTATCTAATTTCGGTTTATGTATTAGCACATCACCAAATTCCTCCTTGTTATTTTTATAACCAACACCTCGTCCTTTCATCTTACGAGACAATCCTTTACCTTTACCTTCCTCTTTACCTTCTTCCGCTGGTTCTTCCTCTTTACCTTCCGCTGGTTCTGCCGATGGTTTGCCTGATTGCTTCTGTTCCCAAAATGCTCTAACATCTTTGTCTCTACGCTTTACAATCTCTAATGTTTTTAAAGTTTCTGCTTTACCATTTGTAAGGTCTGTGTTTGTATATCGTTGTCCTAATACATATCCCATTCCAAGTGATCCATCTCCTTTGTTGTATGTTTTATTAATTGCTCTTATATATTTTTTCATTTCGCCTATATTGTAAGTTCCAAATTCATCTGGAGGAATATATCCTACATCATCATCCCATACACGCACACCTTTTGCTTTGGTTGCTGGTATATCGGTAAGGGTTGCAGATGCTTGTGTTGGTTCTCTCTCTTGAGACATTTCAGGCATATACGCTTCTGCCTCTCCTAATGGTTCGCCTTCGCTTTGTCCTTTGGAAGCGGTGCGTATAATCTCCTCCGCCAATCGTATTTGTTCTTTCTGTTCTCGTTGAACTTGTAGAATTTCTCGTAATTGCCCTAAAACAACACCCATCTGTGCTCGGTCTCGTTTGTTTTGTGCTGTTTGAAAATCCAGTATAAGAGTTGCTAATCCCTGTTTGGTAGGGACATCTTCTAATGCTCTATTTATAAGTTCCTCTACTTCTTGTTTTGCTTGTTCGTCTTTCAATTGGTTCAATCCTCGCATCATATCCTCGCTTGGAATAACGCTACGCAAGTCATCTATGTCTTGTAATAGTTGTTGTGAGATTTTACCTGTTTCATTTGTCATAATCCTTGTTAAAGCAGTAAG